ATCCATTAATGCAAACAATTAACTGTCCTTCATTTGTTGGAAAGTATGCAGTTCCTCCTTGTGTTAGATCAAACTCTGTCTTAGTTCCATCGAACTGAGCAGTAAAATCATCAAGAACCTCATTGTTATTCTGCAAATATTTTGCAGGAATATCATAATTTACACCAACTGCAAATTTCTTTTTAGCCTCAGAAACTATATTATAGTTTTGAGATTGTACTGATACGTTATAGGTAGGCATCAGGAAACTCCAGGTGTTACTTCTAGTATTCCTTCAATAACTCTAGACTTAGTACCCGAAGGTGCAGTCAAGAGAATATCATAAACATACCTTCGAGCTTCTAAGGTAGTTGATGTAGCATTAGGAAGAGCTATTGATAATTGTCCGTTATATCTGTCTGGGAAGTCAACTGTAAAGTCTGTTGATGTAGATGAAGTAAAACTCTTTTTCAGTTTCGCTACAGCACTATAACCAGTTAAATTTAACGGTGTTGTATTCGCTTCATTCTGAATATTAAAGGTCGCATTAAAGTCCGTTCCTTTCTCGCAAATTAAATTTATTGGTATAGCAGCCATCGTACATACAAAGAACCCCTCACTATTTAGCGAGGGGGAACTTTGTTATTCAGTTGGAGGTGCTTCTGGTGTTTCCGTTTCTGGTACTGGTAATGGTTCAGCATTAACATCACCAGTTAGAATACCAAGGGTTTCTAGTCCACCCTGAAGTTTTGTACGATACTCTCTAAGACGAATAAGTTCTGTCTCTGCCTTAGTAATTTTATCGTTAGCATCAGAAAGTTGTTTGGTAAACTCTTCTCTCAACTGTGCTGGTTCCATAGGAGCAGCATTTGGTGTTTGGGTCATCGTATAAGTGATCGATCTTATCTATTTATTATAGCACAGATAGCTATCTTTGCATACCATGTATCATGGATTTCAAAACTTCTATCTCTGCTTTAAGTTCGTCTATCTCATGATCAGTCCTACTAGACTTAGCACGTGCTGCTTTTATTGCATCAAATGCCTTGGTATCACTATTAATTATAGCACCTGTGTTTGAGTCTCTATAAAGACTGTCCTTACCTTCTACTTGTATATTCATTAGAATGATGCTACTGCTCTTATATCTTGTAACTTAGGTACGTATGATGGGTTATCCGAATTCATAACAACCTTAACTGCAAAAGAAGTAAACTCAGGTAAGTTAGAGATACTAAATGGAATTTCTTGATATGAATCTTGCTTCTCAAAGAGACCAGAGATTTCATTCTCTGCAGTTGCAACTAAATCAATATCAGCTTTACCATCTACATTAAAGAACTTCCATTCAAGATCATCAAAGTTAACTTCACTTGATTCTTCTTTAATCTTATAGAGTATTTTGATATCATTGATGTTTCTCACATTAGCAGTAAGCTTAACATCAATTGATGTACCAGGATTATCTAAAGAAATTTCCTTAGTAACATACTTAGCAATACCAGATGTATTCTTAGAAGAATCTTCAGCAACATGTGCTATACCATTTTGCAATGATGCAGACTTTACTTCCCACCACTCTTCAGTACCAGAATCTTGACCAACAAACTGAAGTAGATCTGTAACTCTGAATATATCATTCTGTTGATCTACTGGATCTGGTTCTCTTTCATAAGGTGAAAGTGCTGTTATCTTTGAAGTAAAATCATCGTTAATAGGTTGTTTATTATTAAACAAAGTTAATTCTTGAGTCTTAGCATTCCATTCAACAACTATACCACTAATCTTATCTAGATATAGATCATCAGTAGTATCTGAAGTCGTTATCTGTTTATCATTATATCGATTAACAGTTGTGCCTACAGTAAATGCTGGTGCTTTAACAGTAGATCCAGCGTTTGTAACCTTTACCGTATCACCATTCAAGGCAGTATCAGTACTAAATGTTAACCATTCTGATGCTTTAAATTGCCCTTCATTAGTTATTCTTACAGTTACTGTACTTGTACCAGCATCCCAATTAAGAACTTTTCCAGCACCACCAGAAAGATTTGCAATCTCTGATGTATCTGTATTAGTCTTAGAATTTATAGTTTGACCAACTGTTACAGTAGCTCCACTATGACCTGTTATTGCAAAAGTAACTATAGGATTAAGCTTAAGAATCTGATTTCTTCTACCATAACGATTTTCCGATCCAGTAGGATTTTCAATTCTATTAGATATAGTTTTAACAGAACTAGTTCTAAGATCAATAACAGGAGAAAGTGTTGATGTAGTAGATGAAAGTTCTAACTTATAAACAAGAGAATTTGCAATATCATTTCTTAATGCATTAATTCTAGAAGCTAACACTTTCTGGTTTATAAAGAAATGCTCTTGTTTAATAAATGTCTTCTCATAATCTGATTGAGAATATGAAGCATAGTTAACAGGACCACTATCTACAGGAACAATATTAGTTGTTTTAACAGTAGAATCAATTTTTGTTTGTGGGAATGAAAGGTATCCAATATCAGCATACAATTTCTCAAATTTCTTATTAAGAGAAATTAATCCACCTGAACTACCACCAATTGCATTCGAGCTAGCATTAGTTGTAGATACGATATTAAATGTATCTACACCAGAGTTCTCAACTGTAAACAGTGTAGTATTCAAAGAAGATGCTGAAATACCACCAGTCTCTGTAAGATTCTTAAAGAACGCAAAGGACTTACCACTATCTTCAAATCCGTGATCTCTATGTGTAACTTCAATATACTTATTATTTCCTCTAAACCTCTTAAGATCAGCACTACTACTTGCTTCTGCACTAGTGCGTATGGAATTAATATCCATAGTTTCATAACCTAAGTTATCGTTTGTTAACATAACATTAGCAGTCCTAGAGATATCAAACTCTGCTCTGTTAAGCTGGAACTTAATATCTTCCTTGAGATTTTCTGTCCAAGAATCCACGTTCTGTGATCTATAAACAGATCCTAATCCAGGTTGTACTGTAACAGTTCCTGAACCTGCAGGTTCTCCCACTTCAGAAGCCCAGACTTCATAATCAGTAGAATCGGTTTCGATAACAAAAGCATACTCAGTATCATTCTGTAAATATACAGGATAATCAAAATCAAAGTCAGTCGATACACTACCAGCAACATCAGTTGCTAAGTTAGTTGCTACACCCATTCTAACAGCAGGTGTATCAATATCCACAACTGCTTCTACAGCACCACCAGCATTACCAGAACCAGTTCCAGCAATAACAATAGAAGGAGCACTTGTATATCCAGAACCAGATATAGAAACTTCAGCATTGAATAATTTACCACCAGAGATACCCAATGTACCAGTTGCGGTAGTACCACCTGGTAATTGTGGACTTTCAATAGTCATTGCTGCACTATCATAAAAAGATCCAGCACCAATAACTTTAAGATCAATAAGTGATCCAGAATCCTTAGCAATATTAACAGATATTGAAGTATTATTTGTATTATTTGCTAAAGTTATTGATGGAGCAATAAGTAGTTCTCCTGCTTGGAAAGAATTACCATTGTTATTAGAAAGAACCAGTGTGTATACTTGATCTGCTGATACTGGTATCTTATCTGCAGCTCCTGGTAATACTTCAATACCAGTCCTATCAAAGATTTTGAATATAGGTCCAGTAGCACCTGATATTTGTCCAGTTACAATTTCACCAACCTCAAGAGATGTCTCTTGTGATACATAAAACTTCAATTTGGTTTCAGGAGAAAGAGTCTTCTCTGTACCAGGAACAATATAACTTCCTGGTTTACCACTTACTGTATTTGTGATATAAGTTCTTACTGGAACTTTAGATGCTTTCTTATTAAAGAAGAGATATAAACCAGTAACAAATACACCACCATCATATCCTTCAACCTTAAATGTTTGTGCTAATGGACTTGGTTTCTTCTGTGTACTTGTATCAAGATCAATAATCTGCTTACCTTCATTAGACTTGAAATATGCAGGTAATGTTGAAACAATACTACCAGGATTAGCAGGTAGTATTCCAGTAGGATAATATTTAACTTCAGTATATGTTTCTACAGTGTCTTTATTATCATCTGTAGAGCTCGAAGTAAATCTAATTGTTTTTTCACCAGTTGTGAATTGTAATTGCTCAGAACTGGTATCATAACTTGTATTGTAGATATAGTTGTTCCAAGTACTTCCTTGTGTTGGAGCATAACCATTAGGTATAATAATAAGACCACTAGCATTACCACCATCATCAGTAATAATTGAAGCACCA